GACTGGTTCGCCTTCATCGTCGGGTAATTGACGAGGTTTTCCAGCGTGATCTTGCTGCCCTGGTTCCACAGCGGTTCCACGGCAAGTTTGCCGGTCTCCGCGTCCGCGCGCGGCCATGTGCCGGTCGCCATGCAGGCCCAGCGCAGGATGTCGCCGCACTTCTTTCCGCTCACCGCGGCGCGGCTCGAGGCCGTGACCGCGAGGTCGGCAAAGTCCGCGTCCACCGTGTAGCGGTCCGCAAAGTTTGTGCCGAGCTGCGCGACAAGTGAGGCGATCCAGCCGGAGAGCGTGATGGGCAGCACCGTCGGCGCGAGGTACGCACGATCCGCCAGCAGCCCGATGATATCCACAAGGTCCCATTGCATCGTCAGGCCGTTGTCGCCGGTCTTCCAGCCGTCGGAGTATTGGTAGAAGGCGCCCACGCGCTTATACTCCACGCTGCCGTCCGCAAGCCGCACGCCGATGTAGGTCTCCACGCCCTGCCGCTCCTCGATGCTCTGAAACAAACCGGACTTGCTCCGCGGCTCGAACATACGGCTTTTGTTGTTCATCGCCATTTTGAGCATTCCATATGGTAGCGTCAGGCAAGATACGTCCCCTTGCTGTTGCACGGAAAAGGATGCCAGCATATTTTCGCTCCATTGCTCGTAGTAGCCCGGTATGATCTCTACGGTTCGCATCCTGCGGTACGGCAGGCTCCATTTGGTCACAGTGATCTTGATCGCGTCCGGCGTGTAGACCGTAAAGCCGGATATCTTGACGGCGCTTTGCGTGTTCCCGGTATACGTTTCCGTATGGTACGACACGCCATCGACCAGAATATCCACCGTAAAATCCTCCGGTACGCCGTCAAGCGGGTCGGAAGAAAAGAAGATGCTGCACGCCTGCAAAACGCTGACGTTGGCAAATGAAAGCTGCGTCCATATCGGAGTGGAAAACGTTCCGTCCGCGCCCGACAATGCCTCGCTTGCCGTTCCAATTTCGCCCGCAATTTGATAGTCGTCGGGGAAAATCGCAAACGATCCATCCAGCAACCAGCGGTTTTTCTCCAGCGTTGCGTAGCGCAGAGGCGCGGAAATGTTCTTGTCCGTCAGCTGTGCCGGCTTTGACCACGGCGCAAGCCCGCTTGATGTGACCGCCCCGATGGTCATATCGGGGTCGGAAATGTCCACCACCGCTTTGAGGTAGATGCGCCTTGTTTTCCCGACGATAGCCAAGCGAAACGCGGAAGTCGCCTCAATCATGTGGCGTCACCTCCCGCAGCTCGACGGAAAAATCGCCCCACATCGGCTTTCCCTCGCGGCTCCACATAAATTTAGGCGAGGAAAATGCCGTCACAAAAAACTCGGACGAAATCATTTCCGTGCTGTTCGGCGGAAGAAACGCGCAGAAGATCGGCTCATTTCTCCCCTTTTTGCACGCCGCAAGCAGGTTATTTTTCTCCTCGTTGGTAAAATACCCGTACTGATAATTCACGCGCCACACCGTCCCGCGCAGCTCGCGCACCATGTTCCCCGGCAGCATCACAAGGTCAACGCTTAGCGGCTCTTCATAAGCCGTATAGCCGCCCTTCCGGCTTTCCGGCAAAAGGATCGCATAGCCGCCGGTATCTAAAATGAGTTGATTCATGCCGCCTCCTTATGCCATCTGCGCGTTTGCGATAGGCGTGCCCGCCGCAGCCGCCGCCTTAATGGAAAACGGCAGCAGATAGCTCGCCAGCTTTGTGCCGTCCGGGAACATCAGGTTGATGGTGGTCGTTCCGGTTTCTGTGCTCACGCCCATGCTGTTGACAATGGCCGCGCTCGACCGACCGATGCCGGAATCGGCAAAGCCTACCGTTGCCGTACCGAAGTCCAGCCCGTTTGTAATGCCGCGTTTGATCGTTCCGTATTCGCTCTCCCAGCCCTCGCCGAGGCCAAGCGCCATATTTTCGCCGATTCCGGCAAATACGCGGGACGGAGAGTGAATGCCGAGAACGCCCTTGACGTTATCCACAATGCCGCCGAAGAAACCGGACACCTTTTCTTTGATCCAGCTCCCCATCGCCTTGATGCCGTCCCACACGCCGCGCACAATGTCCTTGCCGACCTCGATAACGTCAGGAATGGAATCGACCAACGTTTTAATGATCGTTGCCGCCATATTCAAAACGCCTGTGACCAGCTGCGGAAGGTTCTGCGCCAGCCCCTTGACCAGCGCAATGACTATTTGCAGGCCAAGCTCGATAATGTCCGGCAGCTTGTCGATGGCATAGGAGACAAATTTTTCGATCATCTCCGGCCCCTTTTCCTGCACCACAACGCCGATGTTTTCGAGGATTCTCTCAACGACCGGCAAGAGATTTTCCGCCACCGTCACGGTGCTGCCCAAAAGGTTTGTAATGAGTTCCGCCATGTCGGCGTTTTCATCGCCAAGCCCCGTGATAAAGTTGTCATACGCCGCTTTCATCGACGCAATAGAGCCTTGGATCGTCGTGCTGGCTTCCAGCTGCGTTGTGCCCGTTATGCCCATTTCCGTCTGCACGGTGTGGATGGCGTCAACGATATCCGCGTAGCTGTCGATGGTGTAGTTGGTGTAGTTGCCTTGCGCGGCATTTAAGGCGTTTGCATCGTCCAAAAGGCGCTGCATTTCCTCTTTTGTGCCGCCGTAACCGAGCTTGAGGTTATCGAGCATGGTATAGTTCTGCTTGGCAAAACCGGAATACGCATTTTGAATGGATTCCATGCTCGAACCCATCTTGTTCGCGTTGTCGCTCATGTCGGTAATGGCCAGATTCGCCTTTTCCGCCGCCGCGTCCGTGTCGCCGCCCATCGATTGCAGCAGCGACGCGGAAAATGCCGTCACGGTGGTCATGTACTCGTTGGCGCTCATGCCCGCCGTCTGGTATGCGTTCGCGGCGTACTGCATCACGGTATCGGCAGAGGACTTAAACAGCGTTTCCACGCCACCGACCAGCTGCTCATACTCACCGTAATTTTCTACGGCCTGCTTTGTAATGGCGACCGCAGCCGCGCCAGCCGCTACAATCGCGGCGCCGCCAACCTTTGCCGCCGTAGCAAGCCCGCCTTTCAGTTTGCCAGCAAGCGTTTCCGCTTTGCTGCTCGTTTCCGAAAAGCCCTTGTCTACGTCTCCGTCGTCTACGCTGATTTTGACAAAAAGGTCTAATAAATTCATTTTCTCACCACGCTTTTTGGTGTTTTTGGCGAAAAGCCCTTGAAAAGTCAAGGCTTATGTAGTACAATTTCAGGAAAGGAGGGTTTTGCCATGATCAATTTCAACAAAGATTTTGCATTTGACTTAAAGCCTATTTCCATTGCCGAAGTCCGCGACGAGGTCAACGGTCTTTTGATCGCGGGCGAAGAGATCACCTGCGCATTTAAAACGATCCGCGACCAGCTTATCTTCACCAACAAGCGCATTATTTCCGTTGACGTGCAGGGCATCACCGGAAAACGGAAATCGTTCAGCTCCATGCCCTTTTCCAAGGTGCAGTTCTTTGCTATCCAGACACCCGGCCTTGTTGAGCTGATCCCCGACAGCGAGCTTGTCCTGACGTTCTCCAATGGCTTTACCGCCAAATTTGAGTTCAAAGGCGATACCGACATCGGGAAGATCGGCCGCATGATCTCGGAATACGTCCTCAAATAACGCCTATCCCTCCGCCGCCCCGTCAGGGGCGGCTTTTTTTATCGTCAGCCCGCACCGCGCGACAATATCGGCGGTAATCTCTTCGCACGTCCGGTTGTCCTGCTTTTTCGGCTCAATCATGTCCGCGTATCGCGCCTTGATGTAGTTCCCGCTCGCGTATCGCGCCGTGTTTTCGGCCACAATGCGCAGCGCGTCGGTCACATAGATGCGGTATGCGTCGTTTCTTGCTTTCTCATTGAGCCGCGCCACGCAGTACCGCAGGAACGGCTTTACTTGTTTTCGCCCTCGGTATTCTCCTGCGCAGAGCCAGAGGATTTCCCGCTCTGCGCTGAGAGAAAAAGTGCGCCGAATGCTTCATCGGTCAAAAGTTCCGTCGCATCGCGCATCAGCTTGACGAGGTTCAGAGCGCCTTTGTAAGCGTCCGCGCTCACGCCCTCAATAGCGGCAAGAATGGCGATGATGTCGCCTTTGTGACCTTTGAGCAGCGCAGGGAGCGCTTTTCGCGCCCTCTGCGTAGCAAACTGCTTCACCGTCATGCCCTCGGGCAGCTTCTCGCGCTTGAATAGCGCGGATGCCGCATCGTCCTCCGCAATGTTGGCAATCGGGTCGATGATATCCGCGATGACGTCAAAGACGCGCTCGCCCTGAATGTCGGAAAGTCTCATTTACGCCTCCGCCGTACCGGCCTTGATATAGATTTCAAAGGGAACCTTGTCCTGCGCGCTCATGGAATAGTGGCCGGTAAACTCGAACGCAAACTGGCCCTTGGACTTGTCCGCCGTCTTGAGCTGGAAGCCGCCCGTGGAAAGCGCGTTGAGCAGCTTGATAGCGATAAAGCCGCCGTTGGTTTCGCCGTTCTTGTCGGAGTAATCACCCACGAGCCAGATATCATCAAAGTCCGCGTCCTTTAGGTCGTTGCGCGGTGTGACCTTGGTCGTGTCTGTCGTTCCGATGTCCGCCGCGCCGCACAGCCGTTTTGCAATGGCGGTATCGGCATTGACAAACGTACCGGTCATCTTTGCCTCCCACGAATCGAGCTTTTTCAACTCCTTCATGTTCTTGGGGCAGTTGTCGATATCCTCACCAAAGTCCGAATAGGTCGGCGTGGCGGTAAAATTGACGCCGCCGGTCGTTGCGCCGATCTGCCCCGCCTCGCCGATGGTGCCGGTAGCCGGTGTGAAATCGGTCGTCAGGATGCCGGCGTTGATCTGCAGCTTCTGAAACGCATCAGAAGGAATCTTGGTAAATTTCATGTCGTTGTCCTTTCGTCAGTTTTGCGACAGGAACTCAACCGTAATGTTGAGATACCGCCGCTTGATGTTTTTATCGCTTTCGTCCGCGATGTTCTGGCACCACGGGGAGCCGCGCTTGATCCACATAGCGCCGCCGTCGTATGGAACCATGCAGCCGCCCATGCCGATGGCTTCGGCGATCTCCTGAGCCTTGGCGTTGGGCACCGCTTCGCCCTCCGTGTAGTACCAGAGGTTCACCGTCAGCGCGATTTCGCCGCTCTCCCATGCGCCCGTAATGAGTTCGTAGGTCAGCCACGGGAACACCGCGTCCTCCGGCACATTGGAGGTGGGGTATGCCGGGAGGAATTGAGAAAACCATGCGTGGAGCGCCTTGTCCTTTGTCATTTTGGCAGCTCCTTTCGTTCGGCGGTGAAAAATTTCAGCGCCCGGATCGTCGAGCCTGCCGACCGCGGCGCAGCCCGCTCTTCTGGGTTTGAGGTCACGCGGTAAGTGTTGCCGGTGGACGTGTCGCGGAAATAGTCGTTGTACTCGATGGGAACGGTCTTGTTGACCAGCGCGGAATATACCGAAGTCACACCCTCCTTTTCCGCCCTGCGCGCTTCCATCGAGGTGTCGAGCGCCTGATAGTTGAGAAATTCCGCGCCCTCGGCCCACGCAACGATGTAACCGCCTGCGCCGTCCGGCGTTCGCGTCTTTTCCATCAGCACGCATTTGCTTGCGAAATCGTCCAGCAAACTCACGGTTCCACCCCCTTGAGCTTTCGCCAGTCGTTTAACCGGCCTCTAAAAGCGTCTTGCCAGCCGTTTAACGCGCCGCTGTCGCTTCCTGCGCTGCGTTTGGTGTAGGAGTATCCCCCGAAGCTCTCGCTTTGATATGGGCTTGCAACGGCCTCTCCGTTCTTCTCCTGCCACGCCTCGATCTCAACAGAAAGATCGGTTACGGCTTTCGGCACGGCAAGCGCCCACACAGAGCCGGTAAACGTCTCGTCCGTTAAATCGACCGCCGGATATTGATGCAGACCGTCGTTAAACACAGAGCCGACGATGCGGAAATATTGATTGGTCAGGAGAAGGGGCAGCGTAATGCTGCCATTCTCCACGGTGAACGTGCCCTCTTGAATCTCCACAAGGAACCAGTTGTTCAAGTGCCGTAAGACCTGTTCAAGCATTACGCCGCCCTCCTTGTTAAGCCACAGAAGCGATGATTTTCGCGATCTGGTTGCCGTCCGTGACCTTTGCGCCGTAGACGTGCAGACCCTTCACGCCGTCGGCAAAGCGGGATTCCATGCGGTAGCCCTCGGTCTTGATGATCTGCTCGGCGTAGGTGGTTGCAGTCTCGACCTGTGCCGTGATCTCAAAATACGGGGTCTTGCCGGTGTCCGTACCGGTGCCGGTCTTGACGTTGTTGCTCATAAACACGGTAAAGCCGGCCACGCGGCCAACCTGACCGTTGAGCAGCGCATCCTGACCGGAAGTTGCGGTGCTCTTGGCGAAACGGTCATCCAGAAGCAGCAGTGCATAAACCTCGGGCGGCACGACGAGGGTGCGGCCGGTGTTAGGAACGTTTGCCTTGTCCAGCTTCGTGCGCAGCTTTACGATGTTTTCGTACACGTTGTCCTTGGTCAGCGCAACAGGAGCGGACGCAGCGCCCACAGTGTTGCCCGCAGCGGCTCCGGCGGCAATAGTCTTGAGCAGGAACGCATCGGACGTGTCAGCCAGCGCGTACGCGGCGCGACCCATTGCGGTGTCGATCAGGTCACCAGCCGCCTGCACCTTGTCCACATCATCGACCTGGAAGTTGAAATACTTGCACTGGTCGATAACGAGGGTCTGGTCGGTGGTGGTCAGCGCATCGGGCGCGGCAATGTCGGTGTTCTTGGTATAATCCTTGACCGTGATCGCGCCGATGCTGTTGATATGGACGGTATCGCCCTGATTGGCGATAACGCCCTCATAGTTGCGGTTGACAAGGTTCGTCGCAACGTGGGACTTCTCGAGGGCGTAGAGCAGACGTGCGCTCCAAAGCTCGGGGATAAAAGTGGTAACAGCCATGTGTTAAACTCCTTTCTGATTCAGGGACGCTTTGATGCTGTCCCAATTCGCATTGATTTCCGCAGCGCTCATGTTCTTGATCTCTGCGGTGGTGTAACTCTTTGCCGGGGGATTCGCCGGGGGATTGGCGGGATTCGCGCCCTTTGTCTGCGTGGTGGAGACAAGCCCCTTGTAAGTGCCGTCTACGAGTGCATCAAGACTCTTGGTGTCCTTGATCTTCTCGCCGTCCAGCTCCAATGCGGCCATTTCCTCGCCGCAGCCGCGCATGGCAAGGTCGAGATTTGCGCCGGTGATGTTTTTGCTCTCAAAGTAAGCTCGCACGGCCTTTTCCTTTGCCGCCTTGCTTTCCTTTGCCGTGATGTCGGTTTTAAAGGCTTCAAAGGCCGAGTGTTCCTTCTCGTACTTCTCCTTGTAACCTCCGTCACCTGCCGCCTTGAGATCGTCCAACTGCTTCTGAACGTTGGGCAGCTTCTCCGCGTCGGCCTTGTACTTGCTGACATCAGCTTTTAAGCCGTCCACGGTGTCGGTATGCGCCTCAATGATGGTGTCCACCTGTTCGTCGGTGAGACCCATTCCCTTTAAAAGTTTGCGTGTAAGTGCCATTGTTCTATCTTCCTTTCCCTTGTCCGCAGTCCGTCGCGGCGATAGATTGTATAAAACCGCTGTACCTCGCGGGTTTTACCTTCTTGATAAAGTCCTTATCCATTTTTCAGCTCTCTTTCCAGAATGTCCCGATACTGTCCCGCATGGTCGGCGGCAGCGGGTTTCAGAAACGGATGCGCCTTGTTGCCGCGTGTGTAATGCCAGTTTCCCTTCGCGTCTTGATATACCCACGGCGTAGGTCGCCCGCCGCCTCCCTCGGCATAAATGCCGGTGCCAAGCTCTTGATAAACGCCGTATTCAACGTCCGTGCCGATAATAACCGACATTTCGTCATCGTTGACCTGATGCGTAATGCTGTTTTTCAGCCTGCTCGTGTCATAAGGCGCAAGGTCTTTTGCATATCCTTCTGCTTGAGTTCCGCAGCGTTCCAACGCCCGTAAAAGCGCCGCGCGCAACTCTTTGCCGATTTCACTGCTATGATCTGCAATTTCAATTTCCACGACTTTTTACCCATTCTTGCCATTCTGCAAAGGTCATTTCGCTTACAACTTCATATTCGCCGTTTGCGTTTTTTACACGCATTTTTCTCGGTTCTGCTTCAATACCCGCCTTTTCGACCGTCCGCATCGTGCATCGGCAATTATACACAAGATATCCCGGCGCACCCATATCGCCCGGATACATCATGTCATATCCATCGACATTAAAAGGCTTATCCCATTCAACGGTCTGCCCGTCGACCATACCGTGTGCATGGCGCGTGCGCCCATCTTTGGTAGCGATCCAGCGCTTTCGGACGTTAATGCCCATCTTTTCCGCCGCCGCGTAGCTGTCCATGCGTCCGGCGTTCTGCGCGCTGGTCACAGCGGTTCTGGCCGTGCGGATGGCGGAATCGCGGCTCATGGTGGTGATCCGCTTTTGCAGGTCATCCGCCATGTGCTTGATGCTCTTGCCCTGTAAGATGGAGCTTGTCACGCTTGCCGTAATTTGCTTCTTGCCATACGCAAGATCAATGCCGCGCTTTAATGCTCGTTTCGGCGGGTAGTATGGCATTAAATCGGGTTGTTCTACCACGAGCCGTTTGACCGTCTGCTCGTCCCACAAGTCAAAGCCGACGTTGCCCGCGACCTGCTCGATGGTATAGGCCGAATAGTTGCGGTTGAGGGAGTATATACCCGGCGTTGCATCGTTGGTGTAGGACACCGCCACAGCGTTTGCATCGGTCACGCGGTGCGCCACCTTGTCGCGCATGGCCTGATAGCGTTCCCCACGCCCGATCTGGTTCAGCCGCCATTGCTTATAGTCGGCCTCCGTCCATTCCTTACCGTTCTGCACGGTGCCGATCAGCGCTTTCATTTCCTCGTCGCGCTTTTTGAATTGCTCAAAGTATGCGTCGATGGTCGCTTGCAGTTCTTTCCCCGCCTCACGGTACAATTTCGCAATGCGCCGCTCCAGCTTTGCAAGCTCCTTGTCGGTCAGCTTGTGGCCGAGGTCACTGTTCGCCATCGCCGTTCACCTCCGGCGCGACCGGTTCCGCAAGACTGCGGTCAATCTCTTCTGCCGCCTTCCGCTTTGCCATGTCCTCGTACTGGTCAATGTCGCCGTTGATGGTCAGCAGTTTTTTTGTGATGTATTCGTCATCGTAATACGCCGCGCCCAGAAGGATATTCTGCGTTTCCTCGCTCTTGTTGACAATCTGATTGCGCGTGTAGCTCGGCTGATCCTCAATGCCTGCCAAACGCAGAATTTCCACGATAAAACGCGTGACCTCGGATTCAAACTTGTCCGTTTTCAGATCCAGCGGCACATAGCTGGCCTTGATTGCCGTCGCCGTCTGGTTGCCGGCGGATACCGCCGCAGCATCAAAGCTCTGGAAATCCTCGTATAGCTTTTTCTTGAGCATATCAATGGTGCTGCTGGTGCCCTCATAAGGTGCTTCAATGGTCTTGCTCTCTACCTTCGCGCCATCGTCGCCGTTGGCGTGGGCAACGTGCGTGGTTTTCAAGCGCTCCACAAACTTTGCATCGTCCAGATCGTCCATGCCGTTGCAGTTAGAAAGTACCCAATAGATCAGGTTGCCCTCATCCACATTGTTTACCATGTTAGAGGACGCAAGGTCGAGCGCGTCAATGGTGTTGCGCTTGCCGACAATTTCGGATAGGCACCGCTTGTTGTTTTTCAGCGGGACGATGGGGAAACTCGGATAGTTCCCGCCGTCATAGATTTCGGTTTCGCCTACTTCTGCCTTGCGCTCGATCAGCTTATAGCTGCGCTTCGGTTGCATTACTTCCATGCTCTTGTTTTTTGGCTGGAAATACTCGGTAAATCCGTCAAGCTCGTACAGCGTCGCTCTCAAGGGCTTATCCTGCGCCACCTGCCAGAAGCGGATACCGGCTTTCATCGCGCCGTCTTCCTCATCATAGAGAGGAACGAACTCAAGCAGGGAGAACACCCGCAAATGCGTCAAATCCCAAAAGCCAAAAGACACGCCCGCGATTTTTGCCTCACGAGCCGCATCCATGACTTCCTGATCGAAGTCCGGGCATAGCTTGTTCGGCGTTTCCTTCTCCGCAAAGGTCACGCCGTTACCCAGAAGATACGAAACCTCCTGATCGACCGCCAGACCAAAGAACCGGCTGGCCAGCTTATGGTTTGCCGTCCACATATCCGTGTGGGAGCGCCCCTGCATATCATAGATGATCTTCTCATAGCGGTTGATTGTCGGATTCAGGCCGTTGTAATATTCCTCTGCATCCACCGCCGTTTTATACGCCGCGCTCTCACGGTGCTCGTTGATCGCGCTGCGGATAAACTCAATGCGCGCCTGCTCGTTTTCACCGACTGCCACGAGGTCGTTATATGTTTTGATAGCCGCTCACCGTCCTATCTATTCCAAAGTGGTGTATACTCGCGCCGATACGCCTCGTTCTTCAGGACCGTATAAGCGAAATACCGCGTTTCGTCCATTGCGTGGTCGTTTTCCTTAATCGGTCTGTCATCGGCGGATTTTTCGTCCCACCGATACAGTCCAAACTCTCGGATGCAGTCTTTGCAATCTCGGTGTATCTTGATTACGCCGTCCTGCAAAAATCGCGCCGTAGTCATAATGCCGTTGGTTACGTCGTTGTTGGCCTTGCGCACCATATAACCACGCCGCCGCAAAACCTCGATAAACGAGGCGGCAGACGGGTCAACGATGATGCTTTTGACGTTCGCCTCGCCGATGAGCTTTTCAATTTCGTCTGCGTATTCCTCGTCCGTCTTGTTCTTCTGGCTCTCACGCCCGGAATAGTAATACTCCCTGATGCGCGTGGCCGTCTTTCCGTCCCAGCGCCACAGCCCAGCGGAAAATGGATTGAGCGTGCCATAGTCGCAGGACACATAGTATTCTCCCGTTTCCGGCAGCTCGTCCACAATGCAGCTCTCGTCAAACATTGGGTAAATCAGCCCCTCGGCCACTACCCACAAGCCGCGAATATATCGGTCGTAGAACACGCCGCTATACATGGCCTTTGTTCTCTCGATCATCTGCGGTGTGAGAATTGGGTTATCTTCCAATAGGAAGTGAATGTGCTGCGTATTCTCCCGTTCGTTTTCAATCCACTCTTTGTAAAACCAATGCTGCGGTGATTCGGGGTTGCAGTTAAAAAAATACTTCGGCTGTTCAAACGAAATCGCACGGGAAAGCGCTTGCTCCACAAACGAACGCGGCATAAGTGCCACTTCATCGAATAGGACCCCGGCAAGCGTGATGCCTTGTATGAGCATATACGAACTTTCGTCTTTGCCGCCGAACAGGTAAAACCAATTCGTTCTATCTCCACACCGAACGGTTAAAATCCTCGTGGAAACCTTGTAATGCATGGACAGCGCAACACCCAACCCGTCAATTTCCATCAACGGTTTTAAAATATTTCGCTCTGCCGCCTGCACCGTCTTCCCGCAAATAGCGAAATTCGTGCGGTCGTAGTTCTGCATCGCCCACAGCACAAACGCCATCGACATGACCGTCGTCTTTCCGGAACGGACGGAGCCGTCACAGATCAGCGCCATATCATCGGAGCTGATAAACTCCATTATTTTGCGCTGCTTTGCGGATAGCGTTTTAATTTGCATTGTTCTCGCCCTTTAACGCAGTGAGCAAAGCTGCCAACGCCGCAGGGTCGCCGCTTTTTTCGTTCTCGGAGTTCCACCTAAAATTGCAGCCAAGCGAGAATTTCGCGCCGTTCGCACCGTCTTTGTCGTAGAGCCGAGATTCGGCGTATTCTTCACAGCGGGACTTCGCGCGCGTAACCGTGTCCGCGAACTCCGGTCTTGCTTGATAATCAATCAGCGCCTGCCGCCCTGTGAACCCAAGCGACAGCGCCAGCCCTGTTACCGTCGGCGGCTTTTCGTCTAAAATAATCGGCCTTCCGTATTTATCTGTGGCAACATTGCCGTCAATCATAAGCGGTGTTCCTTTGCAGCTCTCAAAGTAAGCGTCAATAGCTTCCTGCATTGCCTTTACGCTTTTCCATTTTCTTGGCGCTCCGCCAGCCATACGCTCACTCCCTTTCGTTTTGCTACCAGCCCCCGCCCCTTGGCCTTACATAGCAGACTTTACCCGCCCCGAAGGGCACATCTGGTACGGCATTGCAGCCCTGCCCTGCTTTAGCGCTTCAGCCATCATTCGGCGTCACTCGCTGTGGTCTCCCCTTACGGGGCGCCTATGCCGCATGTTGCCCTCAACCGCCCGCCCCGAAGGGCGGGCTATCAAGGGAGGATGAAACAGATGAAAAAGCAGAGGCGTGAAGAGCCTCGCCCCATCACGCCTCTATTTTTGCATATCTTTTTCTTATTTTTCCCCTTAAAAGGGGAATTTTCAAAATTTTTTTAGATAATCGTCCACGGTCATCGGGTTATCCGTCCGTCCGAGCAGATAATCGACCGACACCCCGAATTTATCGGCGATGCTTTCCAATGCGTCCGTTGTGGGCGTAGCCTCCCCCGCCTCGTACCGCCTCACCGCGTCACGGTGCAGACCGCACAATTCAGATAAGACGTATTGCTTTATTCTCTTTCTCTCCCGTAAGCGCTTCAAGCGCTCGGGAAACGCGCTCATACCACATCCCCCATTCCGATCTGCTCAAATTCAGGCTTTGCAAACAAAGGAGCAAGCATCTTTTCTTTCGCTGCCTCGTAAAACCCCTTGTCCACCTCGAAGCCATACGCGTCCCGCCCCAACTCATACGCTGCGCGGAGCGTTGATGCACTTCCGGCGCATGGGTCGATCACAACATCGCCTGGGTCTGTAAACACGGAGATCAACTTTTTCAGTACGCCTATCGGCTTTTGTGTCGGATGTACTTTCGGATACTCGCTGCGCTTGTCCCGTTCCCAAGATATCCAGTCAAACACCATGTGGCGCTCTCCATCCGCACCGACATTGCGGAACTTCGGCAGCTTGTCCCGGTAGAGGACAACCGCAAATTCCGTCGCGCCCACAATCTTCATGTTGGCTTTCAGCACCTGCGCGGAATAGTTTTTACAGAAAAACAGCGGATAGCTTTTCATGAACCCGTAGCGCTTTCCGTATTCAATCACCGTTTGCATCTGCTCAAACGCGCAAAACACGATCATTGCCGGAGACTGCCCCTTTTCCTTCGGTTCCTTGCGCAGCATACGATTACAGAAGTGCATATACTCCGCAATTTTGAATGTTCCGTCCGTGTGGAAAAAGCTCTGCTTCGCAAGCTTACTTTCTCCATTTTTATTATCCCCTCCGTTGTACCACATCGGATTGCTTGCATAGGCGTCCACGCCAATGTTATAGGGTATATCCGCAATCACAAGCTGTGCTTTTGGGATATTGTATCGCTTAAAATTCTGAAAATTGTCATGGTATAACTCGCATTTCATGCCAGCACCTCCTCCGGTCGGAAACTCTCTTTGATCTCCTTGCCGTCTACCATGATCGCCACGGTCACATAGCGTCTCTGCGGATGGATGTACGTCACCACGCCAGTGCGGAGCGGGTACAGCTTTTCGCCGCGCGCTTTTCCCGAAAACTCCTCCGGCACCGTCATAAACTGCGCCCGCACCTTGTCGCCTACTTTCATTCCGCACCTCCAAACGCTTCCTCGAACGTCAGGCCGCTCTCTCTGAGGATGCCTTTGATCACGTCGATGGTATGCTGATTGTTGCCCGACAGCCACCACCAGATGTTGCTTTTGGAAATGCCTACCGCCTCGGCAAGCTGGCGGCGCGTGTACTGCCGCTCGCAAAATACCTTTTTCAGCGCCGGATAGACGCAATAGGGATATTCGATCATTTTCTCCCCACCCTCCGTTTGTATCGGTCTTTTGACCTTTGAATGTAATTGATCATCGCGCTTTCTTCGGCTATGCTGGCCATTTCGTTGCTTTTTGACTCTTTCTTTTCTCGCAGCCACGCAGCATATCGTTCACAGGTCGAATGACAGCCGACGTGCCGCTCCTGACAGTTAAAGCAGCTCATTTCATCCCACCTCGTACTGCGGGCAGGCCGTGACAATGTAGCTTGTTTCGTAATGCCTGCGAGCGCCGCCGCATGAATTCATCAAAACCTTTGTTCTGATCGCGCGCCAACCTTCCACCGGCTGCCACTTCAGCTTCCGCGTTTCCTTGTCGCATTCCGACCAGGGGCATTTTCCGCAGGCGTATTTGCACGACCAACACAGCGTCGAACTTTGTTCTGCCATTTACACTTCCTCCACCCAAATGCCGAATCGCTCCAGCATCAGTTTTTTCTTGATGATATAGTCCTTTGTCTTAAAGCCCTTTGCGTCCTCTACAATCGTTTTCCCGTCACGGGTATACACGAAGTCGGCTATGTATGTAACTGCCCTCACAGCGGCTCCTGTGGGCGTTCTTTGCGCCCCCACAAGCTTGTACGTCTGCTGTAGCTTCAAATCGTGTATTTCCCCCGTTTTCAGCAGCATCCGCAGCTCATCATAGCGGTCAGCCTCGTGCTTGCTGTCAAACGTGATGCCGTGCCGCACGGTTTTGCGGTTGTGGTACTTGCCAGTTTTTTGAGCAAGTACCTTTTCAACCACCTGTTTTTGTGCCGCGGGCCCGAGACGTGCAAGGTCAGATGCCGTCAGGCTCATTTTCCCCTCCCGTCCGATACGAGGACGACGCGCACCTTGCCGAACTGCTCAAGCGCCATTGCCACAGCCTCCTTGGTCGCCAGCTTGTCGCCGTGGTCTTCAATGTCGATGATGATGCGAATCATGCGTCCTCCCTCCGCTTACCGTAGCTGCAAAAATCGTTACCATCCACTTTGTTTGGAGATGAGCCTTCTTCATAATCCCAGTGATAGCAATAACCGAATGGCGTCCCATTATAATATTTCCCTTTTTGCTGGAACTCGGCGCATTCCTTACACCGCACCACCGGCACGGCATCCACGGTGGGGACGCTATCGATCAAATCAAGGATTGTATCCTCGTCAACTGAAGATAGGGACGCATCCATAAGGGCCAGAATGAATTTATCCGCGTCAATTACCCGCATCGCTTGTCCCCTCCGTTCTTTTTGCATGGAGAACAAAACAGTCTATCGACCCAAGACACTTTTCCGCTGCCGCCAGTAGCACATTTTTTCGACTGGCAAGTCCCGTTCTCTTTATGGTAATAGATGCAGTCCTTACATGGATTTCGCATCGCCATCACCTCCGTCCATCTTCGCGCCGCAGTTGGGGCAGTAGTTCGGCAGATTCCCGAACCATCCAATCAGTTCGCCACACTGACTACATTTTTCGGCGTTGTTTACATCATCGGAAAGAAAATCATCTTTAATCCACCGCCCATGCACCACCGGCGCAACGTCAGCGGCGGGGATTTCCGCGAAAATGTCCACAAGGTCTGCCATTGGTATTTTAAAGGTTCCCTCGACTTTTTCTGCCGCTTCTACGGCACGAATGTATTTAGCCATTGTCAGCCCTCCTATTCCACTTTTCGACGATAAATTTGGGTTTACTATATACGCCACTTTCAAAATCACACTCTGGGCAGTATATATAGCACTCTTCTGGGCTGTTGCCATCTACTGTTTCAAGTATTGCTTCTCCGCCGCAGAACGGGCAAGGTTTCAGTTCATTCATCCTTCATCGCCTCCAATGCTTCCTCTGCCGCCTCGCGGGTGAGGAATACGGTCTTGCCGATTTCGGCTTGCTCGAAGATCATCAGGTCGGAAAGCGTCGTGAAGACTACATTTGTCTTCCCACTTTCCGACATCCCGACATCAGCTTCATAAAGCGCATCTTCATAGATGTCTCCGTCATCGATTATGTATAACATGCTGGAAATAATCGGCGTAAGTACTGGTTTTACTGGCAGCACCACCATCCGCCCGTCCTTGTCAGCCTCGGCCAGCTCCCGCAGGCGGTCGACGCCGCCACACTCTCCTACGATAGTGCAAAGGTCGCTCCACTCTTTAACAATCGCAGATACCTCCCGAGGTTCCAGCCCCGTGTCCTCGTAGGCGGCAAGGCGCTCAACGCCTCCCTGTTTGAATCCACCACGTTTTTTCATCATCGGGAATCCGTCTTTATCGCGGTATGTCAGTCGTTCCATCACTCTACCTCCTGCATCCAGAACTCGCGGCGGCAGTCAGAGCACACCCGATTTGCACAATTCCCGTATCTGTTCCGGCAATCAGCAGAAATGCGCTTTGGGCATAGCATCAAGCACCCGCATTTGTCAATTTCGGCCTCCGGATACTGCTCCAAAAACACGCTCTGCTGCGTCTTGCGCGGGTGCTCCTTTGCCCACTGCTCAACGGTAGCGATGATTCTCTTGTAATCTTCATCAGGTACGATGCTGCTGACGACGCATTTAGTCCCTTCAAGCGGGCAGCCCTCGCAATCCTTGTGTAAGTTGCACATTCTTTTCCGTTCTCTCAAAAATTCTAACGCGTCCATCTTTACCTCCTCCACCGACATCCATTACAGGCCCCCTCATGGGCCAGCGTGTAGTTTTCGCATTTCAGGCACAGTTCGTTCCGCAGTGCGTCAATTTCTTTCGCCTGCGCTTCAATCCGATCAGCGGCTTCCGCCAGATCGTCGCACAGGGTAATGGGCGTTTCCCACTGGTTCCCCTCCGCCCATTCTGCGTGCTCACGCAGCGCATTTACGAGTTTTTGATCTCTCATGTCCTTCACACCCCTTTCATCCGTTCCTCAACCCTCCAATCATCGTTCCGCACCTGAAATGCGTCGCCAAGCTGGATGGTCTCGGGGAAATTGTGCTGCGTGGTCTGGATGGCGTATTTGTCGATCTCGGTCGCGTAGTATCTGAGCAACCACGGCTGTACGCCCAGCTTGCCCAGCGCGATATGGCCGCAGCTCATACCGTCGTACATGGAAAGCACTTCCACCGGCTCCGTGGTCAGCCCCTCAAAGTGGCTCATGATATGCGCGATCACATCCACCGTCCAGCCGTTGCCCAGCATCTTATAGGCTTGGCTGTTGCTCACCGGGAAAACATACTCCTCCGGCACGGTCTGGAGGCGCTTGCACTCCGTCACGGTCAGCTTGCGGATGATGTAAAAGCCGTCTCGCAGTTTGATCGGGTATCGCTTGCCTTTAATGGCAATAAAGCCGTCGCGGACTTCGTATACGGGCCACGCTTTCCCATCCGGGCCGCCGACCGGCGTTGCATAAAGGCCCGTCTTGGCTCCCAGCCCCCCGCCGTTGCCGCAGAGGGTCACGCTCTTTCCGTCCGGCGAATAGACGCGGTATTGCTGGCTGTCAAAGGCCGAGTTCTTCGCGTCATTCTCGATGGTGCCGACACGGACAGGCTCGGCTATGCAGTCGTATTGTTGCTTTGCCTGGTTCGGATTGTTTATCCTTGGCACAAGGTTGTTTTCGAGCTTTCCCATGTGCGCGTCAACGGTTCGCGCCTTTCCGTTTTTCATTCCATTGACGACGATCGGCTCTGCGACCATCGTGCGGCGGTGTTTCGTAAGCGTCTGTTGCGGATTGCTTCCCTTGGCTTCTGTAGCCGTGATGCAGTAAGATTTTTCCGACCATGCAACGCCGGTCTCCAGAATGTCCCGCAACAGAATACCCCTGTCCTCCGGTTGCTCGATCGGCACCTGGCTGTATGTACCGTCCGACTCGCGCTTGCCTACCCAATATAAGCGCTGGCGGTTCTGCGCCGATACCAGCGCGGAGTTGATCAGCACGGGTTCAACGTCCAGCTCCGCCGTGATTTGCGTCCGGATAGCGGGCGACATGGATTTGTTGTTCTCGTAGAGGAAATAGTCCGGTTTGTATTTGTCGCGGGCAATGCGGTAATTCAAGAACAGCTCCCAGCCGATGCCGCTGGCCTCGGTCTCGCGGTTCTTGGTCTGCGCGATACTCCAGTGAGCTAAGTGCATGGAGACCCGCCGATAAGCAGTTTAACCATGCAAAACCACCTCCTCCGAATACCTAAATTTATATCCGCCGGTCGATTTATAACGGCGTTTCCCCTTGCAAACGCAAACGACCGTAGACGGGTTTACCCCCAGTGCTATAGCAGCCTCTTTTATGCTGCTCCACAGGTGAATTGGCTCCCCGTCCATAGATAACTGCCATACGGGACGCTCCTTCGCTTTGTTTCGTGCCCTTGCTCCTTGTCCATAGGAGTTTTGACGGGACATATTAGCCCATTCCAGATTTGACAATCTGTTATTTGTCTTATCTTCATCCAGGTGGTTTACAGTAAGAAGTCCGTTCGGATTTGGTATAAAAGTATTTGCAACCACCCTATGTAGAAGCAGACTTCTTGCAGTTCCGTCTTTAGATAGATGCACTCGAACATAGCCGTTTCGCTCAACTTTTTGTTTTAGGATCCGACCCGTTCTTGAATTTCGTACCTCTCCATTATCCGAAACCTCGTAGAATCCTTCATACCCCGAAATTGGTCTCCAGTGCGTGCAGGGCGAGCCGCCGATCAATAGTTTCATGCTTTCCTCCTCACAGGTATTCTTTCATTTCAGCCGGTAGTTTTTGGATCCGGTAATATTCAGTACGCAGCCTTTCGACCGCTCCGCAATGCGCGAGCCTATCGCCTCGTCCCAGTCCAGAACGCGTGAGATCGTCCACTCGGAGCTGATGATTGTCACAAGGCTTGGCTTGATATACCGCGCATTGAGCAGATCAAACGCAATGTTGCGATCAGCCTCTGTCGCCGTTCCCTTGAGAAAATCGTCGATGTAAAGCACCTTGACACTTTTCAGCGGATCAATGGCATCTTGATATGCCTCGGCATCGTTGACCTTTGCCTTGATGGCCGGAATATCCGCACGCCATTGCACATATCGAACTGGTAATCCGGCATCCATGAGCTTTCCGCACATCGCCGTGCAAAGATGCGTTTTCCCGCTGCCGGGGCTTCCTCCGGCGTAAAACCATCTTCCGCGCCAATCGGCAAGATAGCGTTCCGCTGTCTCTTTGGCCTGCTTCTGCCACGGCTCAGTCGCGCGGTAGTTCTCCATCGTGCATCTCTGCAAAAGCTCTTTAAGCCCGCTTCTTTCGATTCGTTGCAGATTTCTTTTGCGGATGGAGCATTCGCACTCTCGGTACTCCGCGTTTCCGTCTGCTGACCTCCGCACGGTGTATCCAACGCCGCCGCAGAGTGGGCACTCGTCAGAGATTGACGGCTCCGGGGACGTTCCATTTTTTCGCATCTCTTTCAGTATCGTGACCATGTCCATTCATCACGCCCCCTTTCTTCTCCAGCTCGCGCTTTTCCCATAGCTGGAATTTCTGTTGCCAGTTGTAGACCGGCTTTCCCTCGGTGTCCCTCCACCCGGCGACGGAATAAAACTCGTAGAATGGTCTGGGGTCAATAAGCCCTCCGCGCAGCTTGGCATATTCGGCAACCTCGTCAAACGTGGGGGCCGTGCGCGGTAAGGGGGGAGGGGGGGATATATAGTCTTTGTCTTTGTCTTTGTCTTTGTCTTTGTCTTTGTCATAGCTTGATTTGCTTGGCAAATTTGGCATTTGCTTTTTTTGCTTGGCAAATCCTGCATTTGCTTGTTTTGCTTCAGCTCCGATCTTCCCGGCCTTGCTTCGCGCCTCGGATAATCCAGTCATTGCAGCGTTGTCCCTGTCGATCTGCGCCCTCATCATAGGGAAAAGAAACCGTTCGTTCCCGCCAAGCTGCGGGGCTTCGCCCGTCCTTGCGTATTCTAACAAGGAAGTGAAAAGCCTCCCCCTCTCAGCGTCACCGAGTGGCTCTATTGCGTCTAAGTAATCGACAAACAGCTTGATGTAAGTCATATCCGCCATGCGCTCACTCCTTATAGGGGAGCAAGCCAATCGAAACGCCGTGCTGCGTCAAAATGTCGGCAATATCGTCTGCCTCAGACTGCGTTAATCCGATGATGCGGATTAAATTTCCGGACGGGTCGGCAGCGTCCAAAATATTGTCGCTGTCATAAATCAACACATCGTATCTCATCCCGCACCTCCATCAAAACGGAAGGTCCCCGTCGTCCTCGATCTCTGCAAACTCGCCCGGGCTGCTTGATGCGGAACTGTATGAAGCAGGACTGTATGAAGCAGGACTGTATGAAGCAGGACTGTATGAAGCAGGCCCCTCCTGCGGCTTGCTGTCGGCAAAGTACACGCTATTGGCGATGATCTCGACCGCGCGGCGCTTATTGCCGTCCTTGTCGGTCCAGTCTCGCGCCTGCAAGCGGCCGTCTACCACCACCTTGCGCCCCTTGGCACAGTATTGCGCGGCAAACTCCGCCGTGCGCTCCCACGCGACCACATCAAACCAGTCCGTTCCGGCATCCTTACCGTCGCGGTCGACGGCGATGGGAAAGCTGGTGACCGCCTTTCCGCTCTGCGTGCGGCGCAGCTCAAGGTCCTTTCCAATGCGTCCCATGACGCTGATCCTGTTCAAGCTCATTTCAATTCCTCCCTGTTTTTTCTGTAAATCATGTTCTCCCGTGTCCAACCTGGATATTTCGTTTCGAGGTAGCCGACGATGCAGGCGTATAGCGCCGTCCTCTGCGGTCCCTCGTCAAAGGCTCGGTGGCAGGAGGGGCAGAGCGTCACAATGTTCTGCTCGATGCCTCTGCCGCCCTGTGAGCGCCGTATAACGTGCGCTACAGGTTCTCCGTTGTTCCGCCCGCATAGAATGCAGCGCCCGCCGTCGCGCTCGTATACGGCCTCCTTGACGCTTTTGGGGATGGACGTGGCCTTTGTCATTTTGTGCATCGCCAATCCTCCTTCAGCGCGTCAAGCTGCTGTGGGGTCAAGGTCTCGATGCCCACCGCCTTGCAGTCCTGCACGATGTTGTCGATCAGGCGGGACATCTGCTTTGTGTCAAAGGTAGACGAACCGTAATACAGCACCACGTTCTTGCAGCCGTCAATTTTGCTGTCCATCACTTCCGTCTGCCAGCCGATACCGTTCTTGTTCCAGCCGCCGCATAGCTTCTGTACGGCTTTCTCTCGCACGCAGACGGTTTCCGTGTTCCCGCCGACATCTTTCACGGCCTGCCGGTAAACCTCGCTTGTAGGCGTTCCTGTGGCTTCTGCGAGCTTGTCCATCAATACCCATGCGTAAGCGTTGGCATCGAGGCTTCGCTTCTCGCGGTGCTTCTTCACGGTCACGTCAACGTCTGTCTCGTGCAACTCGTCATACAATGCGCCGACGTTCTCCCGCGTGGCGATGGTGAGCAGATACCCACCATCGCGCGCAAGGGATAGATCATGCAGTCGGGCTTTCATTGGCTTTCCTCTTTTCCATGCAAGCCCAGCAGAGCGGCACCCCGTATTTCTTCATCGCGCCTTTGGAGATGTCGCTCACACGATAGAGCTTTCCGTTAAAGGACTGCGGTGTGATCGGCTGCTTGCAGTCTTGGCAGGTGTAGTCAAACTGTTCCTTGTACGCCTGATTGAAGGATTCCATCTCGGCCTTGCTCGGCTTCTGCTCTGCGGTTCTTGGCGTGTACTTGGTCGCGTCCTTCGCCCAATACACATCCGCGCCAAACCCGAGCGCCTTGCAGGCAACGGAGATAGCATCGGTCAGCGCCATCTTGAAGCACTCGTCAGAGGTGTAAAGGCCGTTTCGTTCGCTGGCGACAAACGCGCTGCCGCCTGTGCCGGGGATCGCATCTGACCACGCACCATCGACCTTAATGAAAAGGTTTATGTCCACAAATGCGGAAACCTCGTTGTTCGCGCCCTGTTCCAACCGCTTATCCGTGATTATGTACTTCCATCCAATTCCGCAGGGGCCGAACTGCTCCGTCAGCGCCTTAATGCGCCACATGGGGTTAATGTCGGTCTTGCCTTTCAGTCTCCCCGCCTGGATTTCACGCTGTGCGGACGGCGGGACTTGCCGCACGCTTTCATAAATTCCAAGGTTCTCCATTTTCTTCTTCCTCCAAAGTAAGCGGGCAGTTTCGCCCGGTGTATTTGTCCGGCCACGGAATGACTTCATCCGTAAGCCCGCAGCGCTTGCTTGACCGTCTGTAAAACCGGCAGGCTTCGCAGGCGATGTATGCTGTTCCTTTGCGGTCGATTGGGAAATAGGTCGTTACCGACGCCGTGCCTTTCAAATAGCCGGAAGTGCCGTCATCCAGATTCGGCATCGTCTTCCACCTCCGTAACCCATTCTTCACCGCAGAACGGGCACTCGGCGACCGTCCGCGTTTCTATGCCGTTCTCGCCGTCAAGGTTCTCGCGTACCTGATAAGTGTACGGCTCAAAGAAGATCGCGTTGCAGGCTTCGCATTTGTAAACCATGTAAATTACGACCTCCCCGCTTTCCGTATCATCTCCGACAGGCCGTATGTCCGCCCGACAATGGACGCTATCCGCGCCATCTCGATCTTGCGGAGCACCTCGGCTTCTGCCGGATCGTTTGATAAGTAGTAGCCCTTGCCAAAGTTCATGATGCAGTACTCCTCGCCGTCCTCCTCGCATCGTGCCGCCTCGATCACTTTGCGCAAGTGCCGGTCTGTCCAGCCGGTCATTTCGCAGAGCTGCCAACGACGCAGCGCGTTCTGGGCGCCGACGCGAAGATGGTTTCGCAGAGTGATAACATCGTCTGTCATGCTGCCTCCTCCTTGTAAACGTAAGCGGTTTGGACGCCAAACTCCCGCGCGGCCTGATGGTTGTCAAAGAATACGTCGATGCGGTTTTCCTTGATCGCGCCGCCGCAGTCCTCGGCGGTGTATGTATGGCTCGTGCCGTCGGCAAAGTAGATCGTGACGGAGGAGCCGTAAGGGATCACGCGAGGGTCAACCGCGATCGTTCGCCCCTCGGCGGCGGTCGTGCCGGTCGCCGTGATGCCGTCCGTCTTGCCGCAGCACTTCATGCACGGGCAATAGGCGGTCAGCCGGAACTCACCGAGCGGTTCGCCGATGTCGAGCACCGCGCATCCCTCTGCGGGCTTGTCCTCGCCGGGGAGCTTGGCG